ATAAACGCCTCCTGCGCGGTTTTAAGGCGTCCCTTGGGCATCTTGACCTCTACCCAGCACACCCACGGGGTGCCGTCCGGCAGCGCCCGCGTCACAAGGGCGTCGGGGATGCCTTGGCCGGCTAGGCTGAAGTCCATGACCGTAAACCCGGCTTTGCGTAAAGCGTCGAAGATGACGCCAGCGTTGCCGTCACGGCGGGCGGCATACCTCATCGCTTGACCAACAGCCCTTGCCCGGTCGGCAGTTCCAGCACCTGCTCTTTGCCTTGCAAGAACCGTTGGTGCGTCAGGGCCGACTCACGGTATCGGCGAAACCCGTAATCGTCAAAAACGACAATGGAACCCGGCTGCAGTCGCTCGTACACAAGCGGGAAAATATACCCTTCCGCCTCGGCGTTGTTGAGGTCAATCTGGCAAAACCCGATTTGGTCGGGCAGGGCGGTAACAGCGCAGATGTCGCCCTTATGCACAATAGCGTTAAAGGGCGCGAGGCGCTGGCATACCTGATCGTAAAGGTCAGGGCCGTGGTCAGCCTTGCGGGCTTCTTTCGGCACGTTGTCGAACAAATCGTAGACGTGGACGGCGGGCAGCAACATCTGGTACCGCAGCACAACCTCCAGCGCCCGCCCGTCGTAGGTGCCGATGTCCACAATGTCGCCCTTGTCCAGCGCCTGCTCACAAGCCCAACAAAGCGTGTACAACCGCCAGAGGCGTGCGCGTAAGACGAAATTGAGGCTACCGCAGGCGGCGTCAAATCGTGGGTCAGTCGTGAAAAACAGGTTTCGGAACCACACGAACAGGTCGTCGTGCAAGGTGCAGTCGTTTCCTTCGTTTGCGCCGAGGTGCGCCATCAACTGTTGCAGTAACTTTTGGACTTCCAGCCGTTTTTCGGGGCTGAATTCTTGCCAGTCCTTGTGAAACATCGCCGCCGACGGGATCACAACGCGCCTCGTTGATGCACCGGGTCAGCCATATTTGCCACCATATCCGGGTTCGTTTGTTCAGCGGCTGCACGTTGTTTCAACCTCGCTATCCCTCGGTCACCAAAAACTTGCCACACCGTCGAACGTAAATGCGGGTCACCGTAGACCTTTGCCGCATTGGCCTCACGCAGCAGCCCCGCCATTTGGTCGCGTAGCCATTCCATCCGATCCTCATGGCCGATCTCATCCTGCCGCACCATGTAGCGGGCGAGCAACGCGTCGGCCAATTTTAGTTTTGCGAGAGGCTCGGCAAGGTGTCGATCCCATTCGCGTCCGCAACGATCTTGCATCTGCTGCCAGCGTTCGTTGTCAGCAGCGATTTGCTTGTCAGTTTTGACAGGCTTTTCACCGGGGGCAGGCTTTGACACTTTTAGGTCAAACAACCCTTGCCACTGGTTGCTAATCGACTGGTTGACCACAGCATCTTGGTCAGCACCGTACTTGACCAGTTTCATCTGCATGGCGTGTTCGCTGGCAGGTTTGATCGGTTTGCGTATCGCTGTCCGGTAGGCTTTCCACCTATCCCATGCTGCTACGTCTAGGTCTTGCATATTTCCCCTCTGTATAACCTGATGACTGATGGTGAATCCGCACGGTTGAGACGGAATACGCCTAACGTGGATCGTGCGGAATTGATGACTGACGGAGCCATCCGCTGTCGGCTACTTTTGCTCAAGATTCGTCCCCTTGAGTGCCATTCACGCTTCCCGACTAACGCCGCGTGCCTACAGGCTGGCTGCCCCGGTGTAGGTTTAAGTTGGCTCTGCGCGTAGTTTCCCCGACCAGAGCAGTCAACCGAGTGAGCAAGCGTGGTGGGGTGTTTGACACGACTAGAACAGCCGTGTAAATTACCTATCACGCTCATTTCGCATCTGAAGCGTAAAGGCAGCCCCCCTGCCGCGTCAACCCCCTTAATTGGGGGTTTGTCGTTTCTGGCCTCGAGTAAACGCATTACCGGCCCTTTGGGGGCTTTACCAGCCCTGCCTTGTACTGCCACAGCCGAGCCTGCGGGATGCGTCCATTGCGTATCCAACGGGATACGGCTGGAGGGCTAACCTTGAACGCCCGTGCTATGCCTGCCGGGGAACCAAACTTCTTAAGTGCCTGATGAATGTCCATGCTGGCAGATTAACCGCCGTTACTTTTTTTATCAATGGGTGTTGACACCGGGTAATTAACTCGGGTTAAATACACCCACGGTCACTTAAGACCGCATACCACAGATAGGTAAAACACATGAAATACGCAAACAAGATTGGCTACAGCGACGTTACCCCGTACGAGGTTGTGCGAGTTGTTAGCGAAAAAACGTTAGAAATTCGCCGCATGAGCGCAGAGCGCGACCCGACTTGGAAGCCCGAATTTGTGCCGGGTGGGTTTTGCGGAACGGTAATTAATCAGAGCAGCCAAGAATGGATTATCACCAGCGACGAGGAAGCGCCGGTAATTCGCATCCGTTTAGGCAAGCAGGGTTGGAAAGATGCCCATCGCGGTCGTTACGACATTGCAGATGCCCCGCACCGTTTTTACGACTACAACTTTTAATGACAAACGGGCGGGGACTTCCACCCGCCCTTTACTTCGGTTAATATATTCCTCGTTGACAAACACAACGCATCCACAGACAGGAGCAACACAAATGAAAGTTCGTATTTGTCCAGCAAGTGATTGGAGTTACAAAGTCGCTTATTGGTACGACAATTCTTTGCGATTGTGGACGATTCAAGTCCTTGACCGAAACAACAATCAAATCGGCAACGCGCATTACGAAGCCAATCGTTTTCATGCGATGACTTTAGTGCATCAACTTGCAACAAAAAACGAGGTGGCGGCGTAAGCCGCCCCTTACGGGAGCAACAGACATGTACACGTTTGAAACCCAAATTTACGCCCTCGGCGTTTATTGGCAGGCCGAGGTTGAATACAACCTTGACGCAGGCGTCGACGTCACTGACGTCTGGCTGCTCGGCTGCTACCCGGAGGGCTGCGAGTCCACCCGCGCCGTTGATCGCAACGATTACGACCCGTACCGCGTTCGCGCCGACATCGACTATTTTTCGCCCGCCGAGTATCAGGAAATCCTGCGCCGCTGCGAACTTGATTTTGCGAAGCAACGCGCCGCTGCCGAGGAAGCAATGTATGAATAAGAAACAATCCCTTTGGCCTGTCGCCATCCTGCTCATCGTCGTTTACGCGCTCGCTTGCTACGTCGAGCCGTGTGACGGTCATTCATGCGATGCGGAGGTGGTCGATGGACAGTGAGCCTTGGGGCAACGACGACGCTTCTTGGTGGCACCAATTGGACTTGGAAATGCAGGAGCGTGAGGAAGAAGAACGCATTGACGCCTGCAACCGCGCATTGATTGAACTGAAGGAATACAACCATGAGTGAACTGTTAAAGATCAACGTCAACGATCACACCGAGCGCAAAGGCAACCTGACGTACCTTTCATGGGCGTGGGCGTGGGCCGAAGTGCTGAAAATTGACCCGACTGCCCGTTACACGGTGCATGAGTGGGCCGATATGCCGGTGTGTTACCTGCGCAACGGCACCGCGATGGTCAAGGTCAGCGTTGAAATCAAGGGCGACATCAAGACTTGCCTGCTGCCGGTGATGGACAACCGTAACCGCAGCATTGCTGACCCCGATTCGTTTGCGGTCAACACCGCGATCATGCGCTGCCTGACCAAGTGCATCGCCCTTTTTGGGTTGGGGCTGTACATATTTGCCGGTGAGGATTTGCCCGAGGGGGGCGAGAAGCCCGAACCAAACCCCGAGGTGCTGGCACAGATTGCGGCTGCAACTGACGCGGCTGCGCTTGTTACCTTGTTCAAGTCGCTCGATGCTGTTACCCGCGCAACGCATATGGATGCGTTCAGCGCCCGAAAGAAGGAACTGTGATGGAACAGCGTACAGACGAATGGTTTGCCGCACGCATCGGTAAGGTCACGGCATCGCGTGTTGCTGATGTCATCGCCAAGACCAAGAGCGGGTATGGCGTAGGTCGCGCTAACTACCTTGCCGACCTTGTGGTGGAACGCCTCACGGGGCAGAAGGCACAAGGGTTCAGTAACGCCGCGATGGAATGGGGTACCCAGACCGAGCCGCAAGCCAGAGCCGCGTACAGCGCCAAGACGGGCATCTTGGTTGAGGAGGTAGGGTTCATCAACCACCCGACCGTGGCAATGTCTGGAGCCAGCCCTGACGGGTTTGCAGAGGAAGGCTTGATAGAGGTCAAATGTCCAAACACCAGCACGATGCTGGAATACATCCTCGACGGCAAGCCGCCCCAAAAGTATGTGACGCAGATGCAATGGCAGATGGCCTGCACCGACAGACCGTGGTGCGACTTTGTGTCATTTGACCCGCGCCTCCCCGAGCGGTTGCAACTGTTAGTGGTTCGTGTCCCGCGTGACGATGATTACATTGCCATGTTGGAAACCGAGGTGCGTAAATTTTTGGCTGAAGTTGACGAGAAATTAACCAAACTACAGGAGTTAGACCGTGAATGAAGGTAACTACGACCCGAACATGAAGGGCGTGTTGTTTAAGAATGACAAGCAAGGCAACGACAAGCGCCCTGACTATCGTGGCTCGTGCGTGATCGACAACGTGGACATGAACATTTCGGCGTGGATCAAGGCGAGCAAAAAAACCGGCGACAAGTTCATGTCGTTGAAGTTTGAGGCCAAGCGTGCAGCGCCGCCTAAGCCGAAAGCCGCCCCCACCATGACCGAGGGAAATTGGGATGACCTTGACACCCCCTTTTGAATGGCCCGTCTTCATTGGCTACGACAGCCGTGAGGATATTGCCTATCGCGTTGCGCGGCGCTCGCTTGAGCGTCACGCACGCAATCCACTGTACGTCCAGCCGATAGAGCAGCGTTACTTGCGGGCCACCGGGGTGTTTTGGCGGCCCGATGACCCAACGGCCTCAACCGAGTTTAGTTTTACCCGGTTTTTGGTGCCGTACCTTTGCGATTACGAGG